CCACGAGTAACCGAAGCCCAGGTCCGACAGGCGAGGGAAGCCAACGCCGCCACGGACGCAATCAAGCGGGCAGCCAAGGAAGCCGACGGGTGGCAGTTCCACACCGAACTCCGACTCGACGGACGGCTCCCGCTCATCGTCGGTAGACTGTTCCGAGTCGCCGGGCAGCGAGGCTGGTTCCAGTTCCGCGAGGCCCGCACGATGCCCGACGGGCGCATCGAGGTCGACTGCTTCGGCCCGTTCCGCCAGGACGGGACACTCAACAAGGCGCAGGTCGGAGCCGGAGCGTTCCGGTCCTTCTTCGGCGACCGGGTAACGAAGGTCGCCCGCCGGGTCGCGACCTCGGAACGAGACTGACGGGCTAGGCGCTCACGTTCATCTCTTTGCACCGCGGGCACCGGATCTGCCACGGGGCAGTCAACACCTCACCGAGCAGACGGGCACAACTACCGCACCGGACCCGTACCCGTGTCGGCCGGTCCCGCTCCCGTATCCGGTCGACACCCTCGACGTAGACGCGAGCGGTAGCCGACGGCTCGGCCACTAGGGCACCTTCACGACATCGAAGTTGCAGACGAAAATCATGCGGTCCTGGTCGTCGCGGTCGAGGGCGAGCGGCGACTGCACCGGGCTGATCTTCAGGTACTTCGTCGACGTGAGCGTTTCGTTGATGACTTTCGCCAGCAGCGCCCACACGTCGACGGCGAGGCTTTGCGCCGTCGAGTACGCCGCCGCCCGTGTCCGAACCTGGAGGCTGGGGTTCTCCAGGCTCGGTGCGGTGTCGCCTCCGAACGTGTCGTCCGGTGCCGACCCGCCTGTCTCGTACAGGGTGACGCAGGTGTCGGGGTCGTCGGGTTCGCGGCCGAGGAACAGGTTGGTGCCGAGCGTCAGGTCCGCGGTCGCTACGGTCGCTGCCGCCAGGTAGGTGCCTACGTCTGTGAGGAGGGCCATCAGCCGGTTCCGTACTCGCCGAGCGTTCGCTTGACATGCCTGGTGATGTCTCTCGCGAACGTTTTCTTCATCTTGTTGAACGGATGCTCCAGAAACTTGGGGCCGCGTCCCTGACCGGGTGCCACCGGGCCGGTGCCCTGCCGTTTCCCGACCTTCGACTTGCCGGGTGGTTTCGGCGGATGCCACAACTCCAAATCCTCATGCTGCTTCAGGGCATACGGGGCGGCTGTCCCGCCGTACTCGACGGTGCCGACGATGCTGCGACCGAACGTCGTCGGGAGTTTGATGACCTGGCTTCGCATGAGGTTGCCGGTGTCGAACGGCACCAACTCGTCGGCGCGGCGTCCGAGTTCCACAACCTGCTCCGTGACTGCAATCTTCGTCGCTCCGACTACCTTCCGATCGTTGACGCGGATCAGTCGACGGATGTCGTCCAACCCCTCGATACGAACTCGCAGCGCCATCTACCTGGTCCCGACGTAGGCGATGACGGCGACCTGGCCGAGCGCATCCTTGCGTGTCTCGACCTTCACGATCGGACGAATAGCGGACAGCGGTGCAGGCAGCGTGATCTCGTCGGCGACGTTCAGCGTCAACGACGACGACGGAATGTACGCCACATAGTCGTAGTCGATGTTGTCGACGTTCGCGTCGCGGTCGGCCTCGTTGGCGCGACGCACATAGGCGTCGTATGAGGTGGTGCCACCAGTCCAGGTTCGCTCCCCGTAGTTGTTCACCGTCGAAGTGGTGCGGATGGACACACTGTCGGGCGTCACATTTCGCACGAGGTCTGCGATGAACGCAGCGGACGGCGACGCGGCAGCCATCAGTTCGCCAGGCTGCCGAAGTCCTGCCGCACCGATGATCCGGCGAGCGGGTCGCGGAACTGGCCCCTAGCGAACGACGGCTGGATCATGTTCGAGTTGTCGCGGTCGATGTCCTTGTCGGACACGGTGAGGCCACCTGCATACGGTGTCGGGACGTTGCCCTCGCGCATCGCCAACGCTTTGAGTTGCTCCGCCTGCGCCCGAGCGTTCGTTGCCTTCTGGAACAGGTCGACCTTGAGGTCGCCGACCGCCTGGTCTGCGAGCCGCGAAAACTTGGAGGCGATGGCGACCATCGACCGCCACGCCGCCTCGTACAGCGCCGTCGTTGCGGTGTCGCTGCCGGTGACCTGGTTGTTGACCCACGCGATCTCCTCGTCGTTGAGGAGTTGATCGTTCGTGTCTGTGTCGCCGATGAGGAAACGAATGGCATCTCGGGCATTGGAGGACGGATCGCCCCCGTAGGTCCAGGTCATCGCTGCCTCCTAACGACCGAGGGGTCGGGCCGGACCAGCCGACCCGACCCCTTGGTTGTGCTGGGTTGTAGGTGTGCTAGGCGACTGCGTTCGAGAAGAAGTAGCCGAGCGACGAGGCGATCACGTTGAACGCCCACGCCGACTCGATCTCGATGCGATCAGCCCGGAGTTGATCCATGCGGAACCGGGACATCGCAGTCGAGGTGCCGAGGCCACCCGACTGGGCGAGGCCGGTCCACAGGAAGTTGTACCCGCCGGACGGAGCCATGAGGCCCGGTGCGGGTGCCGAGTAGACGAGCAGCGCATCCTTGTCGCCGATCTGAGCGTAGGTCGCCGACGCGCCTTCGTTCGCGGAGTTCTTGATGCCTCGCATGACGAGCACCCGGTCGACTCCGCACACCTTGGCGATCAGATCAGCGGTGATCGAATCGCTGGTCGTGTACTTGAAGCGGTCCACGTAATCTGAGTGGTTCTTCAGAATCGAGAACACGGCGTAGGACATCACCAGTGTGTTCGGCGTGTAGCCGGTCGCACTCAGGACCGTGTTGATCCCGGCCTGAATGTCGGTGATCGGCGTCGAACCCGAGGCGCTCCACAGTGTCCCCGGCGTGGAATCGGTGTCCCACACGCTCGTCGTGAAGTACGACGAAGCCCAATCGACTTCCTGCTTGATGAGCATCTGCTGGGTCAGGTACCGGGTGGCGTCCATGTCCGGCGACAGGGGTGCGTCCGAGTTGGCCCGCACCTGGTCACCGATGTCCTTATGCAGCGCGTAGACGAGCGCCGAGTAGGAGCCGGTCGACAGTCCGTAGCCGGACCCGGCTGACTCGGTTCCGTCGGCACGCGGTTGCACGTTGTCGCGGAAGAAGTCGGCTTGGGTGTATGTGAAGAACTTGTCCGACTGCTTCTGGACAGGCACCGATGGGAAGGCGCGTGAGGCCACAAAGTTGTCTGCCTCCTGCATGAAGGCGATGGACATGTTCGTCAATATGGCATCGACGTGAACGTCGTTTTGTGTTGGCTGGGGCATGGTTCAGTCCTCCTATGCCGCTCGGCAGTTCGTGATGTTCAGAATCATCGTCGTCGTCTCACCGGCGGAAGCAGCCTCGACACACTGGCCGGTCATGTAGACCGTGGTGTCGGTTCCGGGCGAAATGGCGTCAGCCTGAGCGTCGGCGGAAGTCCCGATGAAGTTGCCTGCGGCAAGGGTGCCGTCGGCCACGACCTTCGAGACGCCGGAGATGCGGACCACGGCCTGCTCACCCGACTCGGGATCGTTCTGCAAAATCCCGATCGGTGCATTCGTGATCGCCGTAGCCACGTTCACCGTCGTGGCCGAAGCCAGGACAACGAAGTGGTACTGCTTGCCGGACAGGTCCGCTGCCGCGGTGAAGGTGCCGATGTCGACACCTGGTGATTCGTATGCCATGTCAGGCTCCTAACTCGTCGACGTAGCGTGCGTAGAGGTCGGGGTTTTCCACCGCTACCTCACCGATTGCCTTCTCGATCGAGTCGGCGTGACCGGCCTCGACCTTCGACTGCGCCATCGCGTGTATCTGGCCGTAGGCATCGTCAACGCCCGAGGACGTATCGGTGCCGAGTTCTTTCAGGATTCCGGTTTCGCCGAGGGCGACCGCGCATCCGTCGAGGATCGCCTCTAGGGCGTCTGCATCCTCGGGGCTGTGGTCACGAATGCTGCGAAGCACCGGGGCGAACTCGGTCGGCGACAACTCGGGCAGAATCGCCCAGGTGTGAGCCTTCTGAGTCGCCTTCTCCAGTTCACGCTCGGCACGGACCTGCTCCGTTTCGGCACGGGCCGCGTCGAGTGCTTTCTGGAGTCCGTCGAGTTCCTTGCGGAAATCCTCAGACGGTTCTTCGGCAACAACCTCGTCCTCGACCGGAGCCTCGTCGGTGTATTCCGACATCTTGTTCGCCTCCTGGTGGGGGTCGGTGGTGGTGGACGCCTCGATCGTGTCGGCCAGTTCCGCTTCGAGCGGATCGTCGCTGGATTTCATCACCAGCCAGCCTTCGGTCAGGGTCGCAGGATGATCCACGCCTGAAATCT